TAAAAGAAATAACCTATACTCCTGGCAAGATGTTCATAACTTATGAGGAGCTGAATGGCACTTCAAACTGAAACGTTAATTGCTCAGAAGATGGCATTAGAATCTAAATGGAACTGCCAATTTTTAGAGCAAGGTCAAGTAACGCTAGATATGTTACGCATTGAATTAGAGCTTAAAAGATTAAAAGCTAAAATCAATGAACTATCTTTGCAAAGAACTTGGCAAGAAGTAAAAACTACTGAAGAAGAAATAGAACAAATAGATTCTATAGCTTCTTAGTTGTAAAATAAAATTAAGCTTTCCTAACTCCTTCACTCAGGAGATGAAGACAATTTTCTGTGTATTTTTGCATCGGTGGTTTGAATAAAAATTCAAAATCAGTAGGTGGTTTGTTTGCACAATGCATATTCCACACAACAACATTTAGTTTAGAAAAAAAATAAGTTTCTTTATCATTTTTAGCTTTATAAAATAAACTTGCATCAGCTAATTTTTGTTTTGTTAAAATTCTAAATCGATGATTTCCATTTCTTAAATTATTATGTTCATCTAAAACCATCGGACATAACAAACCATTTTTTTCCATATCATCTCTGATAGTTACTTTAAAATCTTGATGAACTCCATGTCCTAACTTAATAGTATCAAAATAAATTAATTCTAATCTTGATGGAAACAATTGATATAATGGGTGCACAATTGTTCGTAATGATTGATCTCTAGTTTTAAGAAGCTTGTCCAAAGTCGTCTCCTATACTTATATCTACTACACTTGGTACCTTAAATTCAATACACTTCTCCATTATTTCTTTAATCTTTAATTCATCACCTGGTTTAATATTAAAACAAAGTTCATCATGTATCTGTACTATTGGTAAAAAACCAGCTTTATAACAGTCTATAATTGCTTGTTTAGTTTGATCTGCAGCACTACCCTGAATTAATCTATTTAATGCTTTGTAAGTAAATGCTCTTTTAATATTTTTAGAACCATACTTTGCGGCAGCATTTTCAAAAGTTTCTGGAGTATGAATACCAAAATCCATTGGTTCCCACATATCAAATCTACATTTTCTTCCTTTTTTGGTTCTTATGACACCTTCTTCTTGGGCTTTAATCATACACCTGTCTGAAAGCATTTTAACAAAAGGAACTCTTCGATTGTATTTTGCAATCAATGCAGTTGCTTCATCTTTGGTTAAGCCTAATGATGCAGCTAATTTGTTTTTACCCATTCCATACATTAAACCTAAACCTATTGTCTTTGCTTGTGTTCTTTCAATTCCAACTAAATCAGCAACTGTTTGGTGAAAGTCTGCTGTAGCTTTTTCGTATGCTTTAACTAACTCTTGAGATCCATCATATCCTTCACCAATTGATGCTGCGTAATGCACAACCATTCGTGGTTCTTGTTGTGAATAATCAAAAGATCCCCACTTGTAGCCTTCTTCTGGTAAAAATAAGCCCCTAATTAAAGGACCAAATTCTTTGTTTCTAGCAGGTAATTGTTGTAAATTAGGATTTGACATTGATAGTCTACCTGACACAGTTCCACCTTCATCAGATCTTAATTGGTTTATCTCTGCATGAATTCTTCCATTATGTTGGAATTTTAAAATTGAATTTAAGAAAGTACTATGAAATTTATTTATCTCTCTTGCTTGAACAATTAATTTTGATATTCTATGAGGTGAATTAGTCAACCAATTTTGAGTAAATGAAGGCTCTCCTGACTTTTCTGTCCTTGGATAAACTATCTTTAGTTTATCGAATGCATCGGCGATATTTCTTGCTGCCCAGATATCTACATCTTTACCTACTAGTTTTTTTATTTCTGATAGTGTTACCTTTTCTCTGGTTTCAAATTCTTTTATTAATATTTCTGCTTTATTTACGTCAACTCGAACGCCGCGCTGACGCATCTGTATTAATATTGGGAGAAGATCGGATTCTTGTTCCCAAATCGTAGTTAAACTCTGTCTATTAATTTCATGTTTGAATCTTTGCCACAGAAGGTACGTGAGCCGTGCGTCTTGTTCCGCGTAAAACCCAACATGCTCCGCAGGTAACTTCCACATCTCCGCTTTAGGATCAACACCATGGTCCTTAGCTGCTTCAACCAAATCTGTTTCTGCTTTAATCTCGCCTAAATATTCTTTAGCCAAATTATTTAGTGCAAAAGAATATCTGTTTTCATTTATAATAGCTGCAGCGATCATGGTATCAACTACTTGCCCATTTACTTTGATTCCCATGGCCTCAAGCCAACCAATGTCATATTGAGCGTTATGAAATATTTTTGTGTTAGGTAATGCACATACATCTTTCATGTATTTTATAACTTGTGGTTCAATCATATTACCACCACCCAAATGTTTAAATGGGTAGTAAGCCTGCCAGCCATCTACTGCAACAGCAAAACCAATTACATAACCTTTTTTAGTTGCCCAACCTGCACCTAAACCTTGATTAATACCATCATCTCTAGTTTCTAAGTCAATTGCGATCTCAGGGTACTTTGATAAATCTTTATATTCAATCGGACAAGACCAAATATGTTTTTTAAAATTCATTGATAGTTGTAAACTAGTCATTATAATCTCTTTCTAAAATCATTTCTAAGTAGTGCATTGCTTTTAGTATATCTTCTTTCTTACCTTTTAATTTATGTCTGCAAATATATTTAATGGCGTTGCCTTCTGCAAATAGCAAGTTATTTTCATTTATAAATTTAGAAGGCTGTATCTTCATTAATTTATAGTGTTCACCACCAACTTGTTTCCAAAATACTTTATTTGTCATTTTCCTTTAAATAAACTAAGTAATCTTTTCCGATTGGATAATTATACTTATAATCAGTTGATAGCAAGTGTATTGTGTCTTTTGCTCTGGTTACTCCTGTATAATAAACTCTACTTTCATCTGACTTTTCTGATTTACTTTTATTATTAAAATCTGATAACCAATTAGCTTTAGAATAAATTAAAACATTATTGGCTTCTCCACCCTTTACAGAGTGAATGGTATCTATTAAAATATTAGGTTCATTGTTTAAAGCTTCTTGTCCATATCTTTTTAACAACCTTATAAAATATATTGTTTGCCTTGGGCTAAAATTACGTTTTAAAACCCACCACCAAGCTTTCTTTTTATATTCATCAGTCATATCTAAGCCAGCCCATTCTCTTAAATCATTGAAGTCAAATTCTTGATAATCAGGTATATTTAGCCAGAATTTTTGTGTTCTGTAATCAGAATCCTTTACTTCTCTTATATATTTGTACAGGTTTTCTGCCGCTTTTTTACCAATCTTTCTGCCATTATTTAAAGCAGTCCATGCTTTTATGGCTTCCCACTGTCTTTCATCAAACGATTTGTTACCTTTGTTATCCTTATAATATAGCCCCGCATCCTTCGCAGATGCCCTTAATTCGTTAACAGTTGTGTGTATACGACCCAGGACATACCAAGTACCGTTAAGCTCGTTAAAAGGCACTTCTCTGAAGCTTAAATAACGTTTTACGTAGTTGTTTTTGCTATTATTATGGGTATATAGCTTATCTTCACTATCTACTATGCCTCTTCTTATAATTTGAGCAAAGTTATAAACTGCCTCTCCAAACCTTTGTGTCTTACGTAGAACAACCTTTCGACCTGGAAAGTATGTCGTAAAGTATTTAGGATCTGCCCCATTCCATCTATAAATAGCTTGGTCATCATCTCCTGCCAAATAGATACGTTTTACATTATCACACATCTTATAAATAACTGACCATTGTAATGGTGTAAAATCCTGTGCTTCATCTAAAATTAATATGTCTAATGGTGGGAACTCTATTTCATCAATAGCACGACCAATCATATCTGTAAAATCTATAAATGAATTCTCTCCACCAGATCTTTTATAATGTTCGTAAGTATCTATTTTTCTAAGAAATACATTTAATTGTTCTTTCTTGTATGTTTCTTTTTTATAAACCTTAACTGGATCTTCCATCATGTTTCTTGCTTTATCGTAAATAGCAAGTGACCAATCTTTGTAAGTAAAGTTGTCATCATCAACCCTGTTATCACTTGTTCTTATAAGTTTATTTTGTAATGCAAAATCAAGCATACAATCTTTTGTATCAAATACTTCTTCTTGAAAATATCTTCTGCAATATGAATGTAATGTCTTAAATCTATTAAAGTCTTTTACAGTGTACTTTGGAAAAGCTGATAATGCTCTGTCTCTTGCTGTGTTTACAGCTTTATTTGTAAAAGAAATAAAAGCAATATTGTTTGGGTTAATATTTCTTCGTAAAGCTCCTTTTAAAACTCTTTCAATTAAATTATGTGTCTTACCTGTACCAGGAGGACCAAATATTTTAATTGTTTTCTTGTATAGTACCTTCTGTTTTTGGAGCTCTAAACTTGTTGTGGTAGTCATCATCCATCTCACTCATTGTTTTTTTACTTGAACCATTTGATTTAACTTCTTTACCTTTTTCAAAATCAGGCATATCTACATACCATACATTTTTAACACCTTGAAAAAAGTCGTGTCTTTTACATCCTAAAAAATTTAAAGCTTCTACAGTAGAACTAAACAAATGAGAAGCATTTCTTTTAATCCATAAATCTAATGT